CTACTTTTTGTACTTGGTCTTTTATATTAGGTATCTCTACAGGTATAAGCCTTTGTACTATTGTTTGAGTTTGGCTCTCTTTCCTTCCTTGTTCTCTAGCTATTTGCATTGATTTACTATGAGGATATATCGTGGCTCCTCTAGGCAAATCAACCAGCTCTGGGCCTCTTTCGCCAACCCAAGTCATACCACCACGCCAATAACTAGTACCTTGTGCATTTCTGCCTATCTTGCCTTTAATCCAATCTCCACCTTTTTGGATTAATTTTACTGTACCCTTGATCGGATGTTTCAAAAATTCTTTGATTTCTTCCCATGTTCGCTTAATCCCTTCAGCTTTCTCCTTAAACACTGTGTCTAAAATATTTACTATAGCTTCTACCGGCTTAGTGAGCAACTCCACCAAACCGTTCCATAAACCTGTTACAATATCTATTGCGCCTGTAAATATTGTTTTTACCCCTTCCCAAGCCATAGACCAATCTCCGGTAAATATTCCAATTATAAAATCTAATACACCTGACAGTATTTTAACTATTCCACCGAATACAGTCGTAAACGCTTCTATCAAACCGCTTACAACATTTACTATAGTTTTAAACGCCGATATGATGCCTATTTTAAATACTTCAACAATAAATTTAAAAACAGGTTTTAAGATAGTTAACAAGAAGTTAAATATGACTCCTAGCTGTTTAAAAATATTTTGGAAAAATGGCACTAGTTCTGTAAATTTTCCTTTTATAAAATCAATTATTCCTGTTTTTTCATTAATGACATTTGCTATTTCTATTATTTTGGATTTTATTTTATCAAAGTTTTTATACAATAATATTATTGCTCCTATTATAGCTCCTATAATCAGTACTACTTTAACGCCTGGAGTAAATATTGCACCTATTAATCCTAAATTCTTTATTCTGCCTGCAAAGAATCCAAATTCAGTTACCATTTTTCCTACTCCTGTTGTCATTTTGCCTATTACTCCTATTATTGGACCCATTATAGCTGCCATTCCTGCAAATTTAACTATCATTTGTCGCTGTTCTGGACTTAGGTTTTTAATTTTATCTGTCACTTGTCCTAATTTTTCAGTAAATTGTGTAACTAAAGGTATAAGCTCAACTCCAAATTCTATACCTGCATTTTTCAGCTTATTAAATTCTATTTTCAATTTTTGTGCTGGAGTTAACAGTTGTTCAAATTTTTCATCTGTTAATCCTGCTACATCTCCCATTTGGCTTAATACATTGTTAAAATCCTTGTTGCCTTTACCTGTTAGAACCATAACAGAATTAAGTCCTTGAACTGATCCGAATAGCTGGGCCATCATTTCAGCATTACCGCCTGTTTTTTCTTTTACTTCATCAAGAAATTTAGCCCATCCTACTGATTGCAAATGTGCTGCATTAAAATTAAGTCCTAAACTTTCAGCTAAATCACTCGCTTGTTTAGAAGGTTTCAATATATTAGAGTATGCTCCTTTAAGTCCTGTCACCGCTTCACTTGTCTTGATACCATTTTTAGTTAGAGTTGCCATACTTGCAAATAATTCCTCTGTTGATACGCCTAATTGACTTGCTATAGGTATTACATTACCTAAAGATGCCCCCATCTCTGCAACTGTAGTTTTACCATAATCCTGCGCCTTTAACATCTGATTAGATATATCCATAGCTTTTTCAGTTCCTAGGCCATAAGCATTAAGAGTTGTTGTAAGTGCGTCAATTGTCGTGTCCATATCTGCAAATCCAGCCTTAGAAGCTTTAGATGCTGTCTCTATAAATTCAAGGGACTTGGCAGTATCTACACCTGCTGATATTGCGTTATATTCTGCTTCTGCTAAATCTGTTACCGCTATTCCTGTTACATCAGATATATCCAATAAGCCTTTTCTTATATCCTCTAAACTCATTTTAGTAGTATCTGCTATTGTAGATATTTTCGCTATACCATCTTCTAAATCCATTGCCGATTTAACCATTGCGGTCCCTAATGCAACAGTGGGTAGAGTTACTTTCTTAGTCATGTTACTTCCGAAACTTTCTAAATCCTTGCCTACCCTTTGTACATCTCTACCCATTTTTTTAGCTGTTCTTGAAAAACTGCCTACATTCTTTTCTACTGTTTTGATTGTGCTAGAAAAATTATCCTTTAACTGGATAATTGCATCTAAAACATGTGCCATTTTATCTATCACCGCCTTTTTTAGGCATAATAAAAGCACCTACTGCTTAGTAAGTGCTTGTCTGCTTTATACGAGCTTTTCACTTTTTTATATACCTATATCATATCATATCAAGGAATTGTTTATGCTATCTATTTCATTATTTCTATCTTCAATTTCTTTTTCCATAAATGCCCTAATAATCTTTTGTTCTCCTGCTGGCATCCAATAATACTTAGAAGGTTCCCATCCCTTGTACCTAAATAATAAATATAGTATGTTAGTAGTTGGGTCTTCTTCTATTAGTTTTTTATATCTTCTTCCTCATCATCTGTTTCGTATCCACTCAATTCATTAATTACATTGTGTAAATCCGCTATCTCTCCAGGCAGTAGTATTTTCTTTACTAATTCTTTTGGTGTAGGTACTCCATAATGCTCCAATAATTTCTTATCTTTTAAATTAGGTTCAATTATGCCTTCTACACATGTCATTAATTGCATTTCAAATATTTTCATATCTTTAATATTTCCTTTTTTAGATATATCTATCGCTTTTCTTTGTATGTCTGCATAGGTTTCTCCATCTAAGGCTTGACACTTGAATAATATCTTTTCACCTGCTAATTCTGATAATCTCTTTATTTCAAATTCTTTTGTTGGTTTCTCTGTAACTTTATTTGCGTCAAGCTGTAATAATTTATCTGTTAAACTCATTATCTTCCCTCCTAATAATCCTTGATTCACTAAACTTTCAGTAGCTTGTTTTAATCTTGCTCCTTGTTGAGTATCTTCTATTTTCATAGTTTCCTCCTTACAAAATTAAGAGGACCATATCGGCCCTCTATTCTTAATCTATCAAGTCTAGTAAATCCCAATCGTCAAAGTTAAATGCTGATTCTTCTTCTCCAGCTTTCTTAGCTTCCCAATTTGCAAGAGTTAAATCATTAAATGTGGCATTTTTAACTACAACTCTTTCTGCTCCTAATGCATCAGGATCATCTAATTTACTTATTATTGTTACCGATACTTGTTTGCCTGATTTTAAACTATCACTAACTAATTTTATAAATCTAGAAGTTACTTTGTGAAATTTAAGGCTCCCAGTTCCTTCGTAACCTATCATTTTTTTAGCTTTGCCAAGTTTTCTAGGTCTATTTATATCTTCGTATTCAATAGCAATTTTAGCTTCAAAACCTGTCACTTCTGCCATATAGTCACCTTCAACCCAAATTTCTCCGTATGAGCCATTTATTACATGTTCTGGTCTTATTTCATTCATAGATTATCTCTCCTTTCTTATATGGTGATTGGCAAGAATATATCTTCTATAGCATCTAAAATCTTGATATTAGCTGCCAAAAATACTTTATCTTTAGTGTTAGCCTCTTTTATTTCTTGTATCTCCATGTCTTCTACAGTCCTACCATCTGGTGTTTTATAGCCAATAGATTTTAAATATGCAGTTTGTGCTGCAACATTAATGCCTACCCAGTTTTTGCCTCTATCTAGTATCCCATCAAGCTCTAATTGGTCAAAATAGCCTTGTATTGCTGATATAAGCAAACATTTATTGTCATAACTATTAGCATATTTGCCTAAATAATTATCCTCTGCTGTTTTCTTAATATCGTCGTGTATCATATCCATTGCATCTACTATTTTAATTTTCTTAAAACTTTCTCCCTTTTCTTCTGTAGTAGTTACAAAGGAATTGACCGCTCTTGCTACTTTGATTTTTTCTCCATCATTGTAAAGTTGAAGTTCTCCATTATCTATCGCTTCGTCTAATTCACTTCGTGTTAATTTCTCGCAATCAGCTAGTTCAGACAATGGTGCAAATGTGGCAGCAATGGTAAGCGGTGTTCCTGCAAATAATCCTGCAAACCTAGCACAGTATTCAGCTGCTGAATAGGTTTCTGTTCCATCAAACATTTCATCTGCTGTTACATTAATAATTCCTTCATGGTCTGCTGGTGTGTTTGGCAATACTGCTTTTACTTTTATACCTTTGGTGTCTCTCAAGGATTTAATCCAGTTTGCTACTTCTGTTGTTTCTGCCTCTGTTATTCCAGGTATAGCCAAATAGTCCCATCTAATAGTTTCTAAATAGTTCATAGCTTCTGTGTAGTCATCTCCTGAGCCAATCATATAAGCTATTACCTTTCTAGGTGGTCTTTGGTATCCCATTAAAGCTAAGTTAATTTGTTTTTTATTTGCTTGACTCATGGTTTCTGGTATATCTGCTGGTGTGTAGATTTCAATAGGATTAGTTGCTGGAATTGCTCCTCTTAAAATTAAAGCAACTATACCCCTTTGTCCCCTCTTAATTGCAGTTATACCCTGCTCACGAAAGGAAATATTAATTGAAGGTAAACCCATTATTTATCACTCCTTTAAATTTATGTTTAATTGTTTCATAATTTCGTATTCTTCTTTGGTGATTTCAACGCCATCAAAGAAGTTTAAATCAAACTTAAACTGTAATACTCCATCTGTAATGTCAGTTTTTATCTCTCGTAATGTAATGTATCTGTCTTTTACTTTTAAAGTCATTCCATAGGCTTTTTTAAGTGCATCTGCCATCCTTAAATTCTCTAGTTCTGTTTCATTCTTGGAGAAATAATTTATTACAACCATTAATTTATTTGAAGTAAAATTAGTAGTATCGTAGCTAAATGAAATAGGGATTATAGACGTAAAAAAAGAAGGTCTTGTAAAGCCTTCTTTAACTTC